CGCAAACTTTATCAAATAACCTAATTAGGATAAAGTTTGATTTATTAAATAATGTTAAGTAATAAATAAAACTTTATCAAACTTGTTGTATTTAATAAAGTTTGCTTTATCTTTGCATCATCAGAAACGAAGTAATAACAATTAAAACATATAAGATATGAAAGCAACAGAATTTAAGAAAGGTCAATCAGTAGTCGTAACTACTAAAAATGGTAAGGTAGAAGGTACTATTTCAGGTGTTGATATGAATGTTTGCACTTTTGAAGCTGACTATTCAGTAGATTATCTGAAAGAGGGTAAAACATGGACTATGATTGGTGTACCAGCAAGAGCGATTGAACCGGCATAAGTTTAACCGGCAGGGCGAAAGCCCTGCGCAATATAGAAGAACATGAAAGAAAATACATTTTTAAAAGCAGTTATAGAAAAACCGTTATTGAATAATGAACCAGAGGTTTTACACCTTTTCGTTCAAATTATCAATGAAATCACTTCTTGTATGTCAGAAGACGAGTTAAAGGGCTGTATGAACTCTTTAACAGTACAATACCCTTACTTTAAACTGTTTTTCGATTATGGTTTCAGACATAATCACATGTGGGTGAAAGAATCAGGTTCTTTGGAAAGATTGATATTGGTTGAGTTCTAATCCGGTAGCTTTCGAGCTACCACAATATACACGATTATGAAAGCAGATTTAGTTTTAGTTATCAGCCCTGAAGCCCCACTGATGAAGCAATTGGGCAAAGTATTAGGTAGGTTGTGCTCTATGTGTGACTTTTCTACCATAGAAAGAGGCGAAAAGTATGTCACAATACGGCATGATGAAACAGGGCTTGTGGTGGCTTATACGAGTGAAGAAAGATTGAATGTGAAACATTAAATATTGATTATTATGGGTGAAATAGCAGATAGTTTGATAAGCGGTGAATTTGATTTTATCACCGGTGAGTATTTAGGTGAAGCGGTTGGTTATCCAAGAACGCACGCTTATGACAGACATGAATACATGCCACCAGTTGAAAAGAAGCCTACCAGCAAGGCAAATGTTTGTATAACTAACATGTGTAAGGACAGAGGTTTCAGTAACCGTGAAAAGATTGAATTAGTAGCCAAATTCTTGTATAGCAAAGGTTACAAACAATTGCCTAACCTATTCCATCAGTATAAAATCATTCACAGCCAGTACAAGAATAATTTTAGAAAGTTTTTGGTTGAACAAGTAAAGCAAAGAAAGGATGAATAATATATTCACAATATGCTATTCAGAAGAAGAAGCAAATGAAATAGGCCACTTCATTTTGAGTAGAGGATACGAGGGTATTCAAAATGATAGCTATAGATATTGCCGTGAAGCGATTTGGTGGGCTTTCAAACAAGCTAAAAGGCATCATTTAAATTGCATCTACGTTGGCGTTGCAGGTTGCCAAATGACTGTATCAAAATCAAAGCGAGGTCTTAGACGAAACGGTCTTAAATACATAGAGAAAAGGCGAATGTTTTACAAATTACTAAGTAAGTATTGATAAATAATTATGAACTCAATTAACGACGAAAGAGGTTGCAGCGTATGTCAACCCGGTAAAGAAAACTATTGCACTTACACTACCAAATTGAAAGGTAAGAGAGTAAGAATGTACCAATATGACTATCGCACTGAAAGTGGCGAACTGTTTGCTTGTTGTGCACCTACCTTAGAGGCGTGTAGAGAAAGACGGGATAAATGGCTTAGTTCACGACAATAAGCCGATTGTCGTGTATAACGATTGAAGATATTTCGTTATCTTTGGTTGTGGTAGTACCTTTGGGGTATAATCGCGGGGTGGAGCAGTTGGTTAGCTCGCTACTTTGACTTGGTAGAGGTCGGTTGTTCGATTCAGCCCCCCGCAACAATGAATATTAACTTGAAAATTTGACACGATTATGAACATTCTTACATTAAGCATCAAACAGAAGTATTTCGATGAAATCTTGGCAGGCAAGAAAACCCACGAATACCGTGAAATCAGACCAACAAACGCTAAGAAATATATCACTTACCTATGTGGCGGTAAAGAATATCCGACTGATGCAGAACTGCCTGAAGAAGGTGAGGTAGAATTGAAGCCTATCAAGTACGATGCAATCAAGCTTCTGACAGGTGCATATACGGGTAAACGTCCTTACATCATTATAGAGGTAAAGAATGCAGAAGCAGTAATTCTCACAGATGAAAACGGTAATGATATTGTTTACGAACATCAAGGCGAAGAATATCTTGCCGCACAAATGGATTATACTTTGGGCAAGATAATTAGAGAAATATATAGATTGATTTGTTTAACTTTTAAAATTAGAAAGCAGAGTCGCAAGAAGAATTAACAGAGTAGCCGGGCCTCGCAGAAATATGAATGGTGCAGGGGCAGGTGGTAGATTGGTTGCCAATCGTAGAGGTACAGCAAGTGCCACACAGTTAGGATCACGCAGACAGCGTTACAGTGATCTTCGTACTTCATTTGGTTTAAGTGGTGGCTAGCTATGAACAAAGTAGAACAAGCGAGTCAATATATAGACCTCATTCGGGTAAAATCGAATGAGGCTTTACTGTTTTTATCACTTGGTAAAGATTCGCTTGTTCTGCTTGATTTAGTCTATCCGAAGTTTGACCGGATTGTTTGCGTGTTCATGTATTTCGTCAAGAATTTGGAACATATTAACCGTTGGATAAACTGGACTAAAGCCAAATATCCGAAAATAGAGTTTGTTCAAGTACCACATTGGAATCTCACTTATATTCTCCGTGGCGGTATGTATTGTGTGCCAAATCCGAAAGTAAAGCTGTTGAAGTTGGCAGATGTGGTAAAGGCTATGCAACTTACTCATGGAGTTTATTATACATTCTTGGGCATGAAAAAAGCTGACGGTATGAATCGTAGACTTATGTTGAAAGGGTATGAGGTAAACGGCTACGAGAATAACGGTATGGTTTATCCTTTAGCTGATTGGACACAAAAGGATATTCTTGCTTATATGAGGCAGCATAATTTACCCGAACCAGTTCGGTATTCATTGAAAGCCAGTTCGGGAGTAGGCTTCAATCTTGATTGTATGCGTTGGATGGAGAAGAACTATCCACAGGACTTACAGAGAATTTACAAAACTTTCCCGATGGCTGAAAGAGTACTTTGGGAGTATCATAATCAACAAAAGTAATATGTATGGAACTAAGTAAATATATCAAGAGTGAATCGGTAGAACTTAACCGTTCTGCCATTCGTTTTGCAGACTACAATCCGAGAAAACTTTCCGATGAATCACGTAAGACACTGAAACGTGGCATCAAGAAATTCGGATTGGTAGGTGGAATAGTTGTGAATAAGCGTACCGGGCTTACCGTAGTCAGCGGACACCAGCGTTTATCCGTCATGGACGAATTACAGAAGTTTCCCGATAACGACTACCGCATTCGTGTCGATGTCATAGACGTGGACGAGAAGCAGGAAAAGGAGTTAAATATTTTGATGAACAATCCTAATGCGCAAGGTACATGGGATTTTGATGCCCTTGCCCGTATTGTTCCCGACATTGATTGGAAAGATGCAGGCTTAACCGATGCTGACTTGAATATGATTGGCGTTGATTACCTGTTACAGACCGATGAAGAAAGCTCTATTGCAGACGCTCTGTCTGATATGATGGCACCAGTTACCGAGCAGAGCGAAGCCGATAAAGCCGCCAAGCAGTTGGAACGTGCCGAAAAGGTTGCCCACATGAAGGAAGTCAAGCAGCAGGTAAAGGAGAACGCACAGAAGCAAGCCGAGAACATGGATGCCTATGTGATGTTGTCATTTGATACCTACGAAGCTAAAGCCGCTTTCTGTGAAAGGTTTGGGTATGACCCCGATATGAAGTTTATAAAGGGAGAAGTGTTCGATGAACAAGTAGAAAGAATTGATTGATTTTTAGGGAGGAAAGCCGAGTTAGAAAGAAAACATATAGTCAGCTATATCAACAGTCCAGACGAATAATGTATAATGCCGGAAGGCAATACGGACTTGGTACAGATAGACAAAGGAGCATAAGAGACAGAACAAAATCCATAATGGAAAGATATGGTATAAGAATAGATAGCTATTTCTCAAAAAGAGGAATTAATATCTATGGAAATAAGCCTGTTTCTCGCCGCATATATATGGGTAATAATAATGGATGATTGATATGAGTAACAGTGAATCTCAAAACAAAAAAGGTAAAGGAGGAAGAAAGCCCAAGTTTGATTATACAAGCGAGGACTTTCTTTCACTCGTTGAATCGTATGCCAAAAAGGGATTCACTGATAAGGAAATCGCTCATGCAGTCGGAATTTTACCGCAAACTTTCTGTGAGAAGAAAAGCCGCTACCCCGAATTATCGGAAGTATTGTCGCGTGCGCGTTGTGCCTTAAACTCGCTTGTGCGTGCCAAATTTCTTGCTATGGCTCTTGGAGGTGTTAAGACTAAGAATACTACTATCAGAAAGATAAAAGACAGAGATGGTAATCTAACCGGAGAGGAAGAAGTTCAAATCGTAGAAGGTGAGTTGGCTCCAAGTTTACAAGCACAGTCTGTTTGGCTGTACCATTATGATGAAGATTGGAGAAAGGTTGAACGCAAGCAGGATGAAGATGCAGACATTCCTACTGATATAGAACACGGTATCAGCATTGATTCATGGATAAAAGACAAGTTGAAATGATAGTACCTCAGATTATATATCATCCATTGTACGAGGATAAGGAAAAGTTCATAATTCTTATCACCGGTGGGCGTGGCTCAGGTAAGTCTTTCAATGCTTCCACCTTCATTGAGCGTTTGACCTTTGAAATGACCCCGGTAGAGAAGATTGTGCATCAGATTCTCTATACCCGTTACACGATGGTTTCCGCAGGTATGTCTATCATCCCCGAAATGATGGAGAAGATAGAGTTGGACGGTACCACGAAATATTTCAAGACCACAAAGACGGACATAGTCAATAAGATGACTAAGAGCCGTATTATGTTCCGGGGTATCAAGACTTCTTCAGGAAATCAGACAGCAAAACTGAAATCCATTCAAGGCATTACGACTTTCGTCTGCGATGAAGCGGAAGAATGGACAAGCGAAGATGAGTTCGATAAAATAATGCTCTCCATTCGCAAGAAGGGTATTCAGAACCGGATTATCATTATAATGAACCCATGCGATTCCAATCACTTCATCTACAAGAAATACATTGAGAAAACTCACAAGCTGGTAGAGATTGACGGTGTGCAGGTTCAGATTTCCACTCATCCGAATGTGCTCCATATCCATACTACGTATTTTGATAACTTGGATAACCTTTCTCCTGAGTTCCTGAAAGAGGTGGAAGATATGAAGGTAAACAATCCCGAAAAATATGCTCATGTGGTTATCGGCCGTTGGGCAGACGTGGCGGAAGGTGCTGTGTTCAAGAAGTGGGGAATTGTTGACGAGTTCCCGGCTTGGGCAAAGAAAGTTGCTTTCGGGCAAGACTTCGGTTATACGCATGACCCGTCTGCTTCCATTCGTTGTGGTATCGTTGATAACGCCCTTTACTTGGATGAAGTGGATTACCGTACTGGATTGCTTTCTTCTGACATCATCAAGACTCTTCGCCCGTGGGGTTTGAAAGTCATAGCTGATAGTGCTGACCCTCGATTGATTCAAGAGATACACAACGGAGGAATCAAGATATATGCCGTAGAGAAAGGTGCAGGCTCTATCAATGCCGGAATTGACAAAATGAAAGATATGGAGATTTATATAACCAAACGCTCATACAACTTGCAAAGCGAGTTCAGAAAGTATGTTTGGGCAAAGGATAAGGACGGGAACTATATCAACGAACCGGAAGACCATGACAATCACGGAATAGATGCTGTACGTTACTATGTATTGGGTGAGCTTCTTGGTAAGATTCAGAAGCCGAAAGATTTAACTGGAATATTCACACACTAAAAATATAGATTATGCCATTAACGCTTGAAGAAATATTAACATTGCCTGACATCGGGCAGAAGATAAGCTACCTGAAGAAAGGTAGAAAGACCGAACTTCCCGACCGTTGTAAACTTTGGGATGATTGGAATCCTGAACGCCATGAAATCATGGTTGACAAAGAGAAGTACCCGGATAGAAAGGTTCTTGAAAAGGAAGCGGAAAAAGTTTTTGATGAAAAGTCTGGTAAGACCTATGAAATCGAAGCGCAATACAAGACCGAGCCTGTGAACCGCATATCCATTCCTTTGGAGCAGGATATAGTGAACATTCAAACTGCTTTCACTGTTGGTACCGAGCCTGCCATAGATTGCACTCCGACTGATGATGACGAAAAGAAACTGTTGGATGCGGTCAAAGCTGTATTCAAGTCCAATAAAATCAAGTATCAAAACAAAAAGATTGTCCGTTCATGGCTTTCAGAGCAGGAAGTAGCAGAGTATTGGTATGTTACCGATGATGATTCGTTTTGGGCAAAGTTCTGGAAGAAAGTCAAAACGACCTTTGGTGGAAAGGTCAAGCCCACCAAGAAACTGAAAAGCGTGTTATGGTCCCCGTTCAGAGGTGATAAGCTATATCCGTTCTTCAATGATGAAGGTAAAATGATTGCTTTCTCACGTGAGTATAAAAAGAAGCTCATGGATGATTCGGAGGTCACCTGCTTTATGACTATTACGGACGAAATGGTTTATCAATGGGATTTATCTAAAGGATATGAAGAAAGAACTCCTTTTGCTCATGGATTCTCAAAACTACCGGTTCTCTATGCTTATCGTCCTGAACCTTATTGCAAGAAGATAAAGACCTTCCGGGTCCGGTTGGAGAAACTATTATCCAATTATGCTGATTGTATCGACTATCATTTTTTTCCCATTTTGGAATTAATTGGTGAAGTGATAGGGTTCACTGGTAAGACAAAGGATAGAATGGTAAAACTGGAAGGAGAGGGGGCTGGTGCACGATATTTGACATGGAATCAGGCAAATGACACCGTAAAATTTGAGGTAGAAACCCTCTTTGAGAAAGCATATTCTATGACGAATACACCACAAATCAGTTTTGAAAAGTTGAGCGGTGCTGGAAATGCCTTGTCGGGAGTGGCTTTCGATTACGTGTTCCTTTCGACACATTTGCAGGTACAGAACCATGCAGAGGTGATGGGTGAGTTCTTGCAAAGACGTGTAAACTTCATTGTCTCTGCTTTAGGCTCTATTAATCCATCTGAATTTAACAAAGCATCTGAAACGATAGATATTGGTACAGAAGTTGTTCCGTATCGCCTTGACAATTTGGAAGATAAAGTTAATGTAGCTGTAAAAGCTGTGTCGGGTGGTGTATGGTCACAACGACATGGGGTAATGTTCGCTGGAAATATTGACCGCATCGAAGAAGAAATCGCAGAGATAAAAGAAGAACAAGAAGAAAAGAGAAACGCTGAAATACAAAAACAAGCCATAAAGAAAGGGGAGTGAAATCACTCCTCTTTGTATTTCCATTGATACCCCTTGTACTTTTTAATTTTTCCACTACAACACATTGAAATGCCCGAAAAATGAGCACCTGTCGCGTGTGCTGCTTCATTAAGACTATCAAATGAATTTATAATTTTGCCGTCTTTTAATTGTAAAACAGCTCGTGAATTATGGTGGTTTTTGCCAGTCTTTTGCTTTCTACCAAGAACCCTATATGCGTGTAGAAGGTTCTCACCATCAGTAACCCATTCAAGATTGGCAACGCAATTATTGGTTTTATCACCGTCTATGTGATTTACTTGTGGCAGGTTTTGCGGATTAGGTATAAAAGCATTTGCAACCAAGCGATGAACCTTGAATATATTCTTTCTGCACCATACATTCAAATACCCCTTTTTACTTTTGATTGGCGTTAAAATACGCCCATTTCTAAACCAATACCCTTTGCCGTTCCAGCATTTCTTTGGCAAGGATTTTACCCTACCTAAATTTGATACTTGGTAATCGTTTTCGTACCCTTCAATGTCTTTCCAAATTTCATCCATAATCATTTAGTTAAAAGTTAGTAATAAAAGCAGCCTTTAAAGTCGTGCAAGACTGCCTTTTAATAATCGTGTTGATTTAATTGTTGTAGTTGATCGCCATACAAATTCTCTTATAAACCTGAGTTTTCTCAAATCTATTCAGAACTGATACTTTCTTTGACCCGAACATCAATTCGCCATTTCTGAACTGATATACGTTAATCCAACCGCCTACCGTTCTATGATGGTATATTTTTACTTCTTGATTTTCAGCTATTAGTGTCATAGTCATGCGATTTTAATTAGGTTACACTTCTTGAAGCAACGCCAATCACCGACCTCTGTATCAAAATAGGTCTGTAAGTTATCATTTGGCTTTCTACTTGTACCTTTTGTTTCGGGTACTCTGCTTTCTAAGAGAGTGCCAAAGGCTTGGCGTAACGTGCCGTCTGTCTTTTTGAAATAAAACTCTACTATCTTCACTTTCAAAGCCGCTTTCAGCTTTAAATTAGCCCATGCGCATTTTAATGCTTCACTCATTGAATAACCGTTCTTGTGAACAAAAGACCATGCCATTTGCATTACCTCTTTCATCTGACCTCTAAATGTTGTGCTCATACTCTTATATTTTATGTGTTATATAATATATTCTATTTTTACGCATACAAATATAGACTATATTATATAATTGACAATAATATCACTGTTAATAAAATATAATACGATATATTTTTATAAGGCGAAATTAGATTATAATATATAATGTGTATATTTGCGCCTGAAATCAAACTTATAATATATTATATATGGATTTACGAGTGAAGGAAGTATGTAAAGAGAAAGGTGTTACTCTTGCGGAAGTAGCATCTAAAATAGGTGTGGCTCAAGCGAGCCTTTCTAAAATGTTGGGAGGAAACCCTACTATTGGTACATTAGAAAAAATAGCTGATGCTTTGGGAGTGCCGGTTACTGAACTATTTGAAAAGTCAAACACTGGAGATATAGTAGGCTTTGTTAAAGTAGGCGATACCGTACATGAGGTGAAGTCTGCGGAGGATGTGAAAGATTTAGCCGAGAAACTTTAAATATAATACTATGAAAATTAACAAAGAATTTCTGTTGAAAATATGGCGAGATCCTGTTTGGAGTAAAGTTATATCTGTTGGAGTACTTGGTGTAATTGGTACCATATATGCTCTTTTAGAATCTGCAATGAATAATTCATCTTTTACAGAAAGTGTAATAGATGTTTTAACTATCCAAATAAAGTTGTGGCATATATTAGTTGGAATCATTGTTTTTGTTATTTTTTATTCTATTCGCACTTTGTGTAGGATAAAAACAACAACAAACCGGGAAGGGGTACTACAATATAATTTTTTAGATGAGTGCGAAACAAATTTAAAAGGTTATATATGGAGATGGACATGGAGCAAAATTGAGAATACCTCAAAATATAAAATAACAGATTTGCATCCGTTATGTCCTAATTGTAAAGGTGTGCTAACTATCCCTGTTGTATTCAGTAATTATGAGTGTGGTAAATGTAATTATGAAGTTGAGACACAATATGTTCCGTCCACATCAGTTGTCAAAAAGCAAATAGTAAGTGATTTAAGAAATAAATATCCAAATGAAGCTTTATTTATAGAGAGCTAAACGGAAAGGATCGAGGAAGAACTTGCAGAAATCAAGGAGGAACAAGGGGTAAAGAATGAGCAAATCGGAAATAAGGAACAGAAAAACGTTTCTTAGCCAGAAAAATTACGGGATTTATAATTTTGTAACAAGAGAAATAGAATAATTAGTGGTGACTCTTTGGAGTTGCCGCTATTTTTTTGCTCTTTAAATTGTAAATATTAGAATATAATTTTGAATTATAGAATTATATATGTATTTTTGTCACACGATAATTGAGTAACCAATGAGAATATTTACCGAACAAGCATTAAAAGAATATGCAGAGAACCATCCCGATTCAAAGGTCGCTTTGCAAGAATGGGCTACTATTGTGAAAAGAAGTAAGTGGACCTGTTTTGCTGATATTAAGAAAACGTTTAATAGCGTTGATAATGTAGGTAATCAACACTATGTTTTCAACATCAAAGGCAACAACTATCGTTTGGTAGTAGTGATTAAATTCACTATTCAGTTTGTGTATATTCGTTTTATTGGTACTCATAAAGAATATGATAGAATAGATTGCGCTAATATTTAGGATTATGACAAAGATAGAAAATCAAGCCCAATATGAATGGGCGGTGAAAAGAGTAGAGGAACTTCTTCCATTAGTGAAAGATGATACTCCTTTGAATGACCCAAATAGCATAGAATTGGAGCTTCTTTCTAATTTGGTTGCTGATTATTCCGAAGAACATTTTGCATTGGGAGAACCAACACTTGTGGATGTTCTTAAACTTCGTATGTATGAAATGGGGCTTAATCAAAAATCACTTGCAAAGTTAGTTGGTGTTAGCCCTTCCCGTCTTAGTGATTATATTTCCGGTAAATGTGAGCCCACTTTGAAGGTAGCCAGGGAAATAAGCAGAAAGTTGAATATTGATGCTAATATAGTATTAGGTGTATAAGGAAAGATAAGTAAACTTTTTTATGTTAATAAACATTCAACAAAATATTGCTGGGTGTTTTTTATTGAGTAGATTTGTACTCTAATTTTTTTTGAATCAAAAAGAATGGAATATGGCAAAAAGAACCATTGATAGCAAAGATACAATAAGCACTCTTATTATCAGTAAACCTGAATTTAAGAAACAACTTGAAGATAGAATTAACATTGGTAAGGAATTACTTGCTACTGCTGTGAAAACAGTGAACAGTTCTCTTTACTATGGAAGAAGACAACAATCCATCGAGTATGATGAAAAAGAAGAAGAAGATTTCTTTTCTGCTTATCACAAATGGGATGATTTTAATACTGATTTCTTAAAACGTACTTTTAATAACAGTGAAAATGAGTATAAAAAAGAATATGAAAATGCTTGTCATTTAGGAAATATATTTGGCTCTGACGATGTTGTAGGAGATCAGAAAAAAACTATTAAACAAAAAATAGGTAAGCTGGAAAGTATTATCGAAAGATTAGTAATAATACCATGCGATAAACAAGAAGAAATAATTGATACACAAAACAGTACACAACTAAGCAATAAAGTATTTATTGTTCATGGGCATGATTCCTTGATGAAAGAAACAACAGCTCGTACTTTGTCTAAACTTGGATTAGATCCAATAATTTTGCATGAACAACCAGACGGTGGAAGAACAATTATAGAAAAGTTCGAAGAAAACAGTTCTGAAGTTGGTTATGCCATTATTCTATTAACAGCTGATGATGAAGGGAAAGCTAAAAAAGAAATTGATATGAAGGCACGAGCAAGACAGAATGTCGTTTTTGAAATGGGTTATTTTATCGGAAAGCTGGGAAGAAATAAAGTTTTATTATTATTAGAAAATGGAGTTGAAAAACCGGGTGATTTAGATGGAGTTGTTTATACCCCAATTGATGCTAACGACGGTTGGAAATTAAAATTGGTAAAAGAATTAAAAGCGTGTAAGTATAATGTAAGTGCAGATAATATTTAGTACAAGTACAATAGACACATATATTGGATATACGTAACTCCAACTTTCTGTTTTATTATTTTACCAAATCATTTTTAGTAAAGAATGCTCAAAATAAAAAAGAAAAGGAACTCTCTCCCAGTGTAGATTACTGTTCTGAAAAGCTATCAATATCACATTCCAATATAACGACCTCCGCCTGATGGGTGTAGAGGTTGTTTTTCTTTTCAGTGTTATTATTGGTGTTCTATTATTTGGTTCTTTGAATCTTTTTAATGTTATTTCTCCACAATCTCTTCTTGGTGAATCCTACACCATATAATTATTTCCCTCCTACTAACTTCCTCCTTACTTTATATACCGTATTTACGACAATGGATTGATTGTCGTGAATGGGAAGCCTAAATATTTATCAATCATCTGTATTGGTAGTATTTTTACTTCCGCAAATTGAATCTCAAATTTTAATTCATACGGTATGAATATTCAAGAACTTATTTTGGCAGGACTGCAACAGAAATTCACTGGGGTGGACACTGCTATCTTAACCCGAATTGCCACAAAGAAGGCAGAGGGTGTAACGGACGAGATAAAGGTAAACTCAATCGTTGAGGGTATCAGCTTTTCGGACGTGTTAAATTCCTATGGCGATTTCCGCGCCGGGGATGCCTCAAAAACCGCAGTTACCAACTACGAAAAGAAGCATAACCTTAAAGACGGTAAGCCAATCGAGACTACCACAACCATCAAAACGGAAGAAAATAAAGACGATGTGCCTGCATGGGCACAAGCCTTAATTGATTCCAATAAGAGCCTTTTGACGGAGGTTTCCACCTTGAAGCAAGAAAAGGCGCAAGCCACACGTAGCCAGCAGATTTTGGCAAAGGCAAAGGAGTATGGTATTCCCGAAAACTACGCCAAACGATGCGCCATTAAGGACGATGAGGACTTGGACGCATACTTCAAGGACTTGAAGCAGGAGTTCGCAAATGACGGCTTCAAAGGCGTAACCCCTCCCGAATCAGCAGAACAGAAGATTGAGAAGGAAAACGAATCAATCGCCGGGATGATTTCGGAAGGAACAAAAACTATTGTTGAATCTAAAAAGTAAATTTTATGGCAGCAGGTACTAAGTATAACTTGACCCCGGAACACAAGCCGGAAGAGTTTTACCGTGTTGAAACGGGTGTCAGAAAGAGCGGCCCTTGGAAGTTGGATATTACCAACCTCGTTGTGGGTTCGATTCTTCCTGTATTCACTCCGATACAAGCGGACTTGAAGAAGCGTACTATCGTTCCCGTTCGCAACTTTAGAGTAGTGGAAGCCTACACTACCGGAGATACAGCCTTGTCTATTAAAGTAGAGAAGGGTTCTTTGGCTTATGTAGGTATGTTCATCGGAAGCGGAAAGAAAGGTGCGGAGGTAACAGCGATTGACAAGACCAACAAAGCCTATGACGTATTGACTATCAAGGCGGCTTTTGGCGAGGATGTCGCCAAGGATGCGGTTCTGTTTGAAGCCACCGCGGTAGGTGGAACTGTGAAGAAGAACACCTCTAACTTCGTTCTTTTCGATGAAAAGAAAGTGGAAGATGACGGTCCGGTTCTTTGCACCCTCTTGATGCAGGCTTACGAGGTGAAGGAATCCAAACTTCCGATGCCTATTCACGAACTGGACAAGGTAGGTCTGACCTCTCGCTTCCAGTTTGAGTATTAACCATTTAAAAAGTAGAGTTATGAATCTGACTATACAGACTTTATTTTCCGACCCTATGATTGTGAACGCGGTTATCGACCGTGTTTTGCAAACGAGACAGGATAGAATCTACTGGCAGCAGTACGGTCGCTTCGTTGAAACCAAGACCCGTGTGTTCAAGACATACTTGGGAACGGTTACAGGTGTAGTGGCTGGTTCTATCATCGGGAAGAACGACCAAAAGCCCATCCGTGAAAGACGTTCGCTCGGAAGTGGCTACACTGAAATCGCTTATTTGGGCGACCGCTATCAGATGGATATTGAAAGATTGTCCCAGTTGCAGGATATTCTCGACAAGTTCAATGCCGCCAATACAGCCGACCAGCGTACCATCTTGAACGAGATTATTGACTTCATCTATGACGATTACCGCCAAGTCCTGCTCGCTCCGCACAAGCGTATGGATATTATTGTCGGTGAGTTGTTGATGACAGGTAAAGCTACCGTTCATTTGGCCGACAACAAAGAAAACATCGAGTTGCTCGATGTTGATTTGCCGTTTAAGTTCCTTACTCCCGAAGCTGCCGCAAAGAGCAAGTTTGTTACTTACTTGCAGCAGGAGCTTGAGAAGTTGAAAGCCAAGTATGGTGTGTTCCAGAAGATGATTATGTCGCGCGGAACATTCGTGAAGAATATCATCGGTTCAAGCGAGTTTGGGGACAAGTTTAAGATGCAGCTCTCTGCTAACGAAATGTATCTCTCTACCGGGCTTATATCTTCTGCGTTGGCTTCTAACATCTTTACTGGTATCGGGCTTCCTGCTATCGAAATCAAGGAGGATTACGTGGAAACACAGAACGGTGAGAACGTACAGATTTACGCGGACGACCATATCACTCTGTTGCGTAGCGATAATGTGCTGCGTATGCGTCACCACCGTCCTTACGTGATGACCGACCCCGTTCCGGGACGTAACTACTCGCAATCGGAAGGACAGATGTCTATCTGCAACTATCGTGACGAGGAAGGTAGATACATGGAGTACACCGCCGAGTGGATTCCTGAGTTCATCGCTCCGAACAAGATTGTGAACATCGACCTTTCAACGATGAACGTATAAAAAAACGGAAGGGTGGTTTCCTGCCCTTCCATTGTATAATTTTTAAATCAGTAAAGAAATGAAGAATTTTATTTTTGCCATGTGTGGCTTCTTGATGATGTCTTTGGTTTCGCTGGGCGTACAGGCATCGAGCGTTAGTGAACGTATTCCGTGTAAATCAGAACTGGCTGCGGTTGATGTCGGCTTGCCGGACATTCAGTTTATTACTTTGGAAGTTGTTCCTGCTGATTGCGTTGTGCTGACCGCTCCACAGCCTGTCTTTATGATTGCTGACACTCCGGCTGCTCACATGACTATCACGGCAACACAAGGGGAACAGGTTTCAGTTCCTAAATGCCCGTTCCGGTACGTGTTCAAGTCGAAATATTTGACCCATTACAGCTATACCGCATATAGTAAACTGATTACACCCTGCTAACATGACGGTAAACGAATACATATCACAGAAGTTCCAGTCTTTTGGCATTAACTTGTCGGAAGCTGACCTTTTGGATATGTGTCTGAATGCGAAGATAAGCGGAGAGGATGAGATGAACGAGGATTGTCACGGTCGTGTCTCCGTGGCGATTGCGAAATTCATCCCCTCTCTATTGCTTCGTGCCACTTCAATCAGTGAAAGCGGTTTCTCGATGTCTTGGAATATTCAAGGTATCAAGGACTACTATTCATTTCTGTGCAAGCAGTACGGATTGAAAGACGAGTTAAGCAACAAACCCAAAGTGACATTCTTATGATATTCGCTCCCCATATATTGCAGGTAAAGGTTATCACTCCTATGGAAAAGGATGAGTTCGGCAGACCTATTCCCGGAACTGGAGGTGAAAGTTGGCAGGAGGTATGCAAGTGCCGTTGTGATGATAACACTACCAAAGAGTTTTCATCTGATAACGGCTCTGTGTATCGTCCGAATTATCATGTAGTATGTGAGAAAAGAATTACTGTCAAGGCTGGCGATGAAGTACGTTGCATGGATGGTGATGGCGTAAGAGGTCAAGGCGAAGTCTACACGGTAAAGAGTACAAACTACTTTAACTACTCGGAATTATGGATGTAGATTTCGATTTCTCAGATGTCGACTCCTTTTTCGATGAAGGAGAATGGGAGGTCGAAAAGAAGATGATTGATGTGGGGGATGAAGCCGTGAAGTACGCAGAGGAACATGGGGATTATCAAGACCATACACTCACTTTGAGAACGTCCAATGATTACGATGTCGATAAGGATGGTTTGACATTGAAAAACGAAGCGGAATACGCATCATTCGTAGAATCTAAAGGGTATGATGTTTTGAGTAGTGCTGCTTTATATGCGGAGAAACAATTAAAAGAAGAATTTGAAAAATGAAAAAGTATATTGGAACAAAACAGATTGAAGCTGAACCTATGACATTGGGTGAAGCTTGCAGTAAAGGCTTGGTAAAAAGTGAAATAGAAGAGAATGAGTCTTATAAACTAGGATATCACACTCGTACTGAATATGGCTATGAAAGTTGGTCACCCAAAGAACTGTTTGAAGAATCATATCGAGAAGTCAAGGAAGAAATTCCTATCTGTTTCGGTGATGCTATAGAAGTTTTGAAACAAGGTGGCGCTATCCGTAGAAAGGGCTGGAACGGGAAAGGATTAATGGTATTCAAACAGGTTCCAGCTCATATAGAGAGTGAAGTTATTCCAAAGATGCAATCTCTTCCGCAATCAGCAAAAGACCTTATTCTGAAAGGCAAAGGTTTCATTGACTATACGAGTCAATGCCTTATTTACAACGAGAACACCGGGCGTGCTGATTCATGGGTTCCGTCTATTAGCGATGTATTTGCCGAAGATTGGGAGATTGTAGAGTGATAGTAACTACCGACATAGGAAACATTCTCTACCGGGATTGTAAAGCTTTCGGGATAGATATAGTACCGGACGGGGAAACTCTGAAAGGTGAATTAAAGTCCGAAAGAATCGTTATCCACACGAAGAAACAACAGCCGGGAAAGTATTGGAAAAAATCTTTCGTAGAAGTGAATCTATGTGTACCCGATTTGAGTGAGAATGAGGCAAACACCATACGCCTTAACGAGCTTGAAAGGCAAGCTGTGAAACTATTTGACGATGTAGTAAGTACCTATGACGGTACAACCTATCGTTACTCTATCGAATCAATTGGCACGGAAGCGGATACAGCTTTGAAATGTCATTATGTGAATGTAAGAATTTTATTTGAAGTAATAAATGTAAAATTATAAGATTATGATTTCAGCAGTAGGAATTAAAAGAATCTTGTTTGCCGACATCTCTAAGATTACGGCAGACATTACCCCCGAAATCGCAAAGACTCTAATCCAGGCGGCTATTACCGCTAAAGATGAAGTATCAAACGTGCACGGGGAAACGTGGCAGATTGAAGAAACAGAAGCGTCTGTCACGGGGTATAAAAATCAATTGAATGGTCAGAACTACCGTTATGACACAACTCCCGGCGATATTACTCCGGCTTTCTCTATTGGTCAGTACGATTGGAAAACTAAAGCGGCTCTCATGGGCGGTTCCATAGTTGAAACAGGGGAAGAAGGAAGCAAAGTCGCGGTAGGTTGGAAACGTCCTCTGACAAAAGAGATAATCAATAAGGCTCTTTTCTGTCTGACGGATGATAATGTATGGTTCATTTTTCCCAATGCCCAGATTGTAGCCCGTGAAGCGAATACAGACAAGGCAATTGCCATTGCTGTTCGTGGATTGGTTCAAACTCCTAAGATAGCAGGGGTAGCTTCTGAATATAACTATGAGGAAGATGCTATTAAGGCATTGACAGCGTAAGTTTTAAGGTAACAGATTGTTTTCGGATGGCGGTGGGTGGTTGCTCACCGCCTTTTTAATTTAAAGATATGAATCAAGCGTCTAAAATTGTGTCCGATGCCCTGCTGGGGATGGACTTCAAAAATGTAGAGATAGGTGGAGTAGTCTATACCATCAAGCCGCCTACTATCAAAGTTATCTGTCGTGCCATTCATCATTTCTCCAATGTCGGTATGGAGGGAGATAATATTGTAGAGGCAATCAAGGAACTTCCCGAAGTAACCGAAGATATGCTGAAAGGCGTTTCCTGCTTCATCTGCGGCAATGAGGACTTGGCTAAGGCTTTGGAAAACGGGACTTTTGACGAAATTAAGAATGGCTTGGAAACCTGTTTCTCCATGATGGATATTTCGGCTTTTCAGTGTGTCAGCTCGATGAGGAACGTGTCGATGCTGGCAGCAAGACCGAAACAGTAGGAAACACAACGTTCTTCGGGCAGATAGCCCATTTGATTGACACGCTTCATTTGAGTTATACAGAAGTGTTTGAGGTTATCCCTTATAGGAATCTGTTGATGATGCAACGGGATAAACTTCATACCGTAAGTGGTCAAAAGGTGAATAGAATCAGCGGTAAGGAATTAGCTAATCGTAGGAAAAAGAAATAGATATGGCGAAATTATATTTTAAGGTAGGTAGCGACTGGGAAGAAGTTGTAAGGCTCCGTAATGAAATTGCAAAGTTAAAACAAGAGTTAATGAGCATGGATGGCACGCAATCTCCTGCTGCTTTCAAGGCTTTAAATGTTCAACTTGCTGCATCTAATCAACGAATGGATGAACTGGTTAATGAAGCCGCCAAAGCTGGTGCGGTCATGGAGAGTAGCTTCAAGAAGAAGATTTTCGATGCCTCGCAAACCGTAAACGGATTCACAGAAAAGATCATTGCTCAAAAAGCGGTTGTTAAGGATATTGAAACCGATGTAAAACGTCTTGGTGATGCCTATCGTATCACATTAAAACGAAATCCTCTTGCTGCAAGTGGGAAGTTGGAAGAATATAACGCTGCCCGAAAGGCTTTAGATGAAGAAAAGGCGGCTTTATTTGGATTAACCCAGCAACAGGCAGAAGCACGTCTTTCCGTAAAGAAACTTCGGGATGAATACGCCCTTTACAAGGATGACGCAAAAGAGGTTGTAGAAACTAATAATGGTATTGCTATTTCTTGGAAGAAAGCCTTGGCGGTTATCGGTGGCGCTGGTGTACTGAAAGCATTAGGTTCTGAAATGATTCGTGTACGTGGCGAGTTCCAAGCTGCTGACACTGCTATTGGAACTTTATTGGGAAACAAAGAGAAAGCCAATGCCCTCATGTCACAAGTTCGTGAGTTCGCTAAAATTTCCCCGCTTGAGTTTTCTGATGTAACAGCAGCTACGCAGATGATGCTTGGTTTCAACATTGAAGCCGAGAAAGTTCCCCGTTATCTACAAGCTATTGGCGATGTTTCTATGGGGAACACACAAAAGTTTAATTCTATGACTTTGGCATTCTCTCAGATGTCCGCTGCCGGTAAACTGATGGGTCAAGACCTCAATCAGATGATTAATGCAGGATTCAATCCTCTGCAAATCATGTCTGAAAAGACCGGTAAGTCTATCGCTACCCTCAAAGATGAGATGTCTAAAGGGGCTATTTCCGCAGAAATGGTTCAGCAGGCATTTATAGATGCTACTTCCGCCGGTGGTCGATTCTATCAGATGTCCGAAAACGCTTCAAAAGAGATAAACGGTCAGCTTTCTATGATGCAGGATGCGATGGATAGTGTTCTCAACGAGTTAGGTGAGAAATCGGAAGGTGTAATTATGGACGGCATTCAAATGACTACTTCTTTGATTGAAAACTACGAAACAGTCGGCAAGATACTTGCTGGATTAGTAGTTACTTATGGCGCATATCGTACTGCTGTGATGCTTACTACTATCGCAACGAGCAAACACACGATAGCCGAGATAGCCCTTACTAATGCCCGTGTACTGGCACGGAAAGCACAAATGGCTCTCAATGCGGCAATGCTTACCAATCCTTATGTTTTGCTGGCGACTGCCGTTGTAGGGCTTGGTGCGGCCATGTGGACTTTCCATGATTCCGCAACCGAAGCCGAAAAAGCACAGAGAAGGTTTAACGAACAGCAAGAAGAAGCTAAAAAACAAGAGGAAGAACACAAGCAGAAAATTGATTTCCTTGTACAGAGTTCCCGTGACATGGCTTTGTCTGATTTACAAAGAGGACAGAGCTTGGCGGAGTTGAGAAAAGAATACCCAAAGATATTCGCTCAATACGACATTGAAACCATTAAACTTGCTGATATACTCAAATTAAAGCAGCAGATTGCAGAGGAAGATGCAAAACGTGCCGGAGAAAAACAAGCCAAAGAATTTTCTAATATTGAATCTGAAATCAAATATTACGAAAATTTACTAAAATCTCTTTCCGGCCAGCAAGGTGTTGATGGATATGTGAAGAAGATGAAAGAATTGCGTGCTATGCGTGACGTTATGTTACAAGACAAGGGGAAAGGCATTTCAGAGCAATTCATATCCAATTTGAACAATGTTGATGTAAAGGAATTTGACCGATATATTTCCGAACTTGAAAGGAGAATCAAAGGAAAGGGTGATAATGGAACCATCAAACTCCGTTTGCCTATTGATGTAGAGGGAACTTTGTCAGATGAAGCAATCTATAATGTCAAAGACATAAAAACACTCATAGATACTGCAAAATCTGCCAAGCAAACCCGTATTGATTCAGAGAAAAACAAAACTACTTACAAACAAGACTACGATAAAGCCAAGAAAGAGTGGGAAGATGCCAAAAAGAAACTCTCTGAAATAGAAAAGGACAAATCCAAGTTTACCTCAAAGCAGTATGAAGAAGCTAAGAAACGGGTAGAAACAACTGAAAAATCCTATAAAAATTTAGGTGGTATCACTGGTAGTTCTTTAACCAAGCAGGAAAAAGCTGCTGAAAAGCAAAAAAAAGAACAAAAAAAGACAGCCGAACAACTTCTTTCACTTCGCCGTCAGAACCAACAGGATGAAATCAACCTGATGAGAGAAGGCACAGAAAAGAAGTTGGAACAGATTGACCTTGATTATCAGAAACAGATTGATGCGATAAGAAAACAGGAGGAAGAATGGAGCAAAGCTGGTAACGGTAAGCTGACCGACAAGCAGGCACAGGAAATCTCGGAAGCTTATGCCAATGCCGAAAGTATGAGGGATAAAGATATTTCCGATGTAACTGAAGGACAGCTGAAAGCCGAACAACAGGCTTTGAACGACTACTTGAAAGAATATGGCACGTTCCAGCAGCAGAAATTGGCTATCGCCCAAGAGTATGCGGAAAAAATAAGGAAAGCACAGGAAGAAAACGGTGTTAATAGTGCACAAGTAAAGTTACTGGAGAAACAACGTGATGTTGCCATACAGAACAAGGAAACAGAAGCCATAAAAGCCAATATAGATTGGGTTACTGTGTTCGGTGAGTTTGGTTCCATGTTTTCCGACATGGTAAAGCCTGCCTTGGACGAAGCTAAAAAATACATCCAAACCGACGAGTTCAAAAACTCCGATCAGGCAAGTCAGAAATCATTGATTGACGCCATCAGCCAGATGGAAAAGTCTTTGGGTGGTGCAGGTGGGGTGAATTTCAAGAAACTGGGGGAGGATGTAAAAGCCTATCATACAGCCGAACAAAACCGTATCAATGCCATAGAGATTGAAACAGCCGCTTTGGAAAAACTAAAGAAATCACAGGATGATTACGCCAAAGCACAGAAGAGTGGAACAGAAGAAGAAAAGCAGGTTACAGCGAATGCCCTTGATATAGCACGACAGAATGCTGACATTGCATCCGCCAATGTAAAGACACAGACGGATATCGCCAATCAGGCCCAGCGTAATGTGACTGATACCGCCACCAGACTGAAAGCAAGCATGGAAAATTTGTTGGGAGGCTTGCAGCAGATTTCATCCGGTGGATTATATAACGCGTATAGCGGAATTATCAAAACCGTGAACGGATTCAAGGATGTCATAGGAAAAACGTCAGAATCTCTTAAGGAGGTCCCCATTGTCGGATGGATTCTGTCCATCATTGACGTACTCAAAGACGGATTGAGTGATCTTGTCGGTGGTCTGCTTGATGCTGTTCTGAACGCGGTCAGTGGAATTATCGGTGATGTCTTGTCAGGGGATTTGTTTGTCACAATCGGCAGGTCATTGAGGGACGGCATAGGAAACATCCTGAACGCGATCTCATTCGGAGGCTTCAACTCTCTGTTTGGAATAGGTGGAAACGCCAAGGAAGTACAGGAAACGATAGACAGGCTGACGAACAGGAATGAAACTTTGCAAACGGCCATCGAGGATCTGACTGACGAGATGAAGGCAAGCAGGGGAATGAAATCGGTTGAATCTTACAAGGAAGCTGTAAAATATCAGGAGGAAGTCAATAAAAACTATCTGCAAATAGCAAAGGAGCAAGCCGGATATCATAAGAGCCACGGCAGTTGGCAGCATTATCTGAAATGGACGGATGAAATGCTGGAACACGCAAGAAAAGCTACCGGTATGCAGGATTTCTCCGGCACTGATTCCTTGTGGAATCTGACCCCCGAACAGATGAAGGCTCTACGGTCGGACGTATGGTTATGGGATATCATGGAATCTTCCGGTAAGGGAGGTTACGGTGAGCGTGTTACCGACAAGCTGGATGATTATATAGAGCAGGCAGGAAAACTGGAAGAACTGACCGACAGTCTTTATGAGGGCTTGATCGGAATGTCATTCGATTCCATGTATGACAGTTTTGTAAGCAGTCTGATGGATATGGAGAAGAGTGCGGAGGATTTTGCTGATGACATATCCAAATATTTCATGCAAGCGATGCTGTCAAATGCCATCGGTGAACGGTTTAGTGACAAACTGAGGGCATGGTATGATAAATTCGGTGAAGCCATGAAGGATGATGGTACGCTTGACAATAATGAGCGTAAGGAGCTGATGGATGAATACATGGGTTATGTGGACGAAGCCATGAAGCTCCGTGACGAACTTGCCGCAGCAACCGGATATGATAAGATTTCGCAAGAATCAACATCCCAGTCAGCTTCATCCAAAGGTTTTCAGGAAATGAGTCAAGATACTGGCGAAGAGTTGAACGGTAGGTTTACAGCATTGCAGATTGCAGGAGAAGAAATAAAGAATCAGAATATTATTCAATCTCAATCACTTAATCTACTAACAGTAAAAGCAGATGCTCTACTTTCCATAGATACGGAAACAAGAAATATTGCTGATGATACGCGGGATTTGATAGCGCAATCCTATCTTGAATTGGTACAGATTTCAGAAAATACAGGGGCAATCGTCAAACTTATTCAACAGATGCAAAGAGATATAGCAGAAGTTAAAAAGAATACAGCAAAATTATAGTCTATGGATGAATTATTAATTAATGGCGAAAACGCTTATACAACATGGGGTGTGAGAATGGGAGAGGGGTTTCTTGATGTTATTGGGGCATCCGCTCCCATGAAGGATTTTATTGAGAACAAAAGCCGACTTGAACATGGGAAGCGGGTAATAATCAATAATCCGAAAGTCGATGAGAGGGAAATAACACTTTCTTTTACAATTGAAGGAAATTCCCAATCTGATTATCAAGCAAAGAAAAAAGCTTTCTTCGATGAACTTTATAAGGGCAAGGTTGATATTCAAGTCTCGGCTAATAGTAGCGAGATTTATCATCTGGTTTATCTCGGTAAAAGTATCACTTACGCACAGAGTTTAGACCGAACTTTCGGAAAAATTTCAGCCAAGTTCAATGAGCCGAATCCGGCAAACAGAAGCTAATTCACGACATTGGTTTTATTGTCGTGTATGTGAGTGCTCAAAATTGGGTACTCTTTTTTTTATCTCCGAACTTTGAAGACATGAAACAAATCGACATCAAAGACATATCCGGTGCTATCCAGCTTACAACTCTGATCAATGAAGGCTGCAAGCGTAAGTTCACTCTGATGAAGGAGGACTACATCATGTTAAAGTTCTCCTTAGAGAATCCCATATATTTTAAACTTGGCTCATACGTGGAGTGTGACTTCGGACTGTTCGAAGTGTGCGATTTGCAGAAGCCCGCATTCAACACCAATACCGCCGGCTACGACTATGAGCTTCAGCTTGATGCCTATTATTGGAAATGGAAAAACAAAATCTTCAAATATACCCCGGAGACGGCCGGACAGGAGGCGTCCTGGAACCTGACTGCCCCGCTTGACGTACAAGCCGGTATAGTCCTGAGAAATTTAAAGGCTCTTGGTTACACATACAAAGGACAGGATTTTGTTTTCTCCATTGACAGTACGGTAGAGAACAAATCACAACTGATGTCTTATGAGAACATCAACATTTTGGATGCCTGTTTCTCTATGGCTAAGAAGTGGGATTGCGAATGCTGGATAACAGAGAATATAATTCATTTCGGGCGTTGCGAGTCCGGCGACGCGGTGGACTTCGAGATCGAGAAAAACGTGCAGGAAATGCCACGATCCGAATCCCAGTCCACCTATGCGACAAGAATCTATGCTTTTGGCTCAACAAAGAACATCCCCTCTAACTACCGTCCGGTTGATGAGACCGTGGTTGTGAACGGTGTGGTGCAGCGCAGGCTGATGTTACCTGAAGGAACTCCGTACATAGACGCTTATCCCAATATGACCACCGAGGAAGCCATTGAACAGGTGGTTATGTTCGATGAAGTCTATCCCCGAAGAACGGGCATCATGTCGGATGTTACTACCAAGGAATATACTGAAACCAACGAGGACACCGGAGAGGTGACAAAGTGGAACGCTTACCGGTTCAAGGACACGGGGATAACTTTCTCCAAAGATTATATACTTCCCGGAGAGGAATTAAAAATCACCTTCCAAAGTGGGAAACTGAACGGAATGGTGTTCGCTGTCACCTTTTTTGATATTGGAGAAACGACCGATGATGATGGAAATCCAAACACCGAACAGCTTTGGGAGATTGTCCGTAACGAGGATTACGGACGCCCGTTGCCTGATAAAGTAATTTCACCCGAAAATAGTGATACCTACATCTTATCGGGATGGGATTCTACGAAGATAGCCGAGCTTGGGTTGGTTTCTGCTGCCGAAGAAGAATTGAAAGGAGAAGCCGAAAAGTATGTTACCAAGTCCAAGACAGACCCCAACACTTACAACTGCAAGATGATGTCCGACGACGCATACTGCGAAGACGGCATACATAATCTCTATGGTATAGGTCAGAGGGTTAATCTTATCAACAAAGCCTATTTCGATAACGGAAGGAAGTCAAGGATTATTGGATTTGAATTCAATCTTGACTATCCCTTTGACTCACCTGTCTATACTGTTGGGGAAACCGCCTCCTATTCTCGTATCGGCGAGCTGGAGGAGAAGGTTGAGAGCCTTACCCTGAAAGGACAGACCTATACGGGCGGTGGTGGCAGCGGCGTGTATGTGATTGGAAGCCACGACTCAACCCCGGCGACAGACCATAACGTGTATTCCGCATTACGCTCGTTGAAAACTTTTCTTCGTAAAGATAAAGAAGATATCGCTAATGAGCTGATCACGTTCCTGAAAGGTTTTTTGGTTGGTAAGAATGGTAGTGGAATTACTGTACTGGAAGATGGTACCTCTCAAGCCGTTGTTGACCGGCTTTATGTGAAGATTAAGGCTGTCTTTGATGAACTTGAAGTGAAAAAGAAAACGCATGTTGGTGGTGAACAGATCATATCTCCGGCCGGAATGAAGTGTGTCCGTGTGGAGGAACTTGATGAGAGCTACCGCTGTTTCTTTTTGTCGGAAGTCGATGGAGTGACAATCAATAACGAATTTACAGTCGGTACATTAGCATTAGCCCAAGAATTTAACATTAAAGAAGGAACATCTCACAATGTATCCAACCGCTACTACTGGCGTGAGGTGACAGGTGTAGGATCTGACTATATTGATTTGAGCAAAACCAATGCCGATAAGGACAGTGATATCCCGGTTGCCGGTGATGATATTATTGGTTTGGGACACTTGACGGATATCACCCGTCAGGCAGCTATAATCCTTTCTTCTGTTAATGAAACTTCGCCTTCCATTATTTTCTATCAAGGTATCAACTCTTTCTCTCTTGCCGGGAAAGAAGTCATCGGGTTGGGCTTTGACAAGTCCACCGGACACGCCTATATCAATGTGTATGGTGATGCCTATATCGGTGCCAAGGATGAGAGCACTTACATCCGTTATACACAAAAAGGCGGTGTTGATATCAAGGGTATGTTCCATATCGAGCAGGGTTCTACCGGATGGCGTAACATGGAAGGGCTTCCGGATGAGATACAGGCGGCGGCTGATCTGGCCCAAGAGGCCAAAGATGCGATAGACAATGCGGCTGTCGGAAGTGTCAATCTGTTGCGTAACTCCGGGTTTACTGGAGATTATGAGAGTGAAACATTGTCCTCTGATACTCAATTGTCTGCTGATACCGATTTGTATAGTAAACAATTAAAGTATTGGACGGGAGTGGCTACCGTATCCTCGGACAGTGCTGCCGGCTCCGGGTACTCTGCCGCAATCGGTAGTTTGTCCCAGTCCGTATCATTGATTAAAGGAGAAAGTTATGTTATCAGTTATAAAGCAAAAGGTACGTCTGTGTCTGTTTCGTGCGGTGATTTCAGCACAACTCAGCCTCTTACATCCGGTTATCAAAGATACACTTTCAAGTTCGCATTTAACGGTACAGGTATTTTTATGCTTAGCGGTACCGCAACCGTTTGTGACCTTCAATTAGAGCGTGGAACCATTGCCACAGACTGGAAACCGTCCATTTTGGATAACGACAAGTCCATGGCCGGTTTCCAGTCAATCAATTATATCGCCAGTGCGATCAAGGATGGATCTGTGGATATTCTTGGCGGTCTGATATTGGCCAATATGATCCAACTGGGTAATTACAAGAATGGCAAGTTACAGAAGGTCACCGCCGGAGTTAGCGGCATATACAATGACGATGATGATGTGGCGTTTTGGGCAGGAGGAAAACTTGAACAGGCGATTCTGACTGTAATGAGGTTCCGTAATGATCCTGATTACCGGCCTACGGATGAAGAATGGGCGAATATGGCGAACTTCGTTGCCACTCATGGTGGCGATACGTTCCTTCGTGGCTATATTTATGCCTTGGGTGGTAAGTTCCGCGGTGTGGTTGAAGCCTTGGGCGGATTTTTCCGCGGAAAAGTAGAAACATCTGTTGACGGGAAACGCATTGTCATTGATCCGAATAAAAATACTCTTGAAATGTACACGACTGAAGGACATGCCACCTTGATATTAAGGTTCGACACATCATCGGACGGATGGGAATATGGTGATTTGATTTTGCGGAAATATGCAGGGGACCAATTGATACTAGAAACGACTGTATATCCGGAACGTATCAGAATACAGAATTATGTAGAAAATACGGATATTATTCTTAATCCCAATAACGTATCCTTTTATGGTTCCAACGGCGAAATGCTGCTGGTCGGGATGAAACCGATATACAACGGGGTGAATGTGTATAAGCATGTGGCCAATATTGATTGCAGTAATTGGCCGGGGAAAGATGATGTTTCGTCAGGTCAGGTATATGTGGAATATGAGACAGTAGAAGGAGTCGTGACAAACGGGACTTTAAAAGTAAAGAAGTGATATGGAACTGAATAGTATTAATAAAACGGGAACTTGGAGCGAAGCGGCAGACCGTCTTAACAACAACTTTAGCAAGACGTCCGCCGAAGTGGAGAAGGTCAAGCAGAACGGCATCCGCAACAAAGGCTTGTTCTCTAGTCTTAAATTGCTGGAAGAGGCTGTTCCATCTCCTGTTGTGGGTGACTGGGCTATTGTGGGGGATACCATACCGGGCCCTATATATGAATGCAAGATAAAGGGGAAATGGAGTCCTACAGGCACGACAGGAGGTGGCGGAAGTGTTGACTTGAACGGATACCTGACAGCCGAGGAGATAAACGATGTAACATCAATATTATAAGAGTTATGATAAGAATTAATTATCAGTCCGATTTTAAAATCATAGAGAAGAGCCTGAATGGAGATATAAATACTCCCTTCCGATTTACTTACCGCACAGTCCTGTCGGGGTGTGTCGTTGCGGAGTTTGACGGGCACGGGTACAAGAACTGCCGCAGGCTTGATGATGGTGGTCTGTTGGTCATTTTTGACAGGCATGGACTACGTCCCGGTGCTCTGTCGGTCAAACGCGAATACTATCTTTCCGATGCTGATTTTGCCGATGGCATCTGCAATCTTGTATCGGTGGAGAATACAGGTGTTATCCTCGTTGCCGGAAAGACGGATGAGAGCACGGCGGAGATCATGTCCTATCCGGATTATGCCGCATACAATGCGGTGCAGAGCGTCCCTCTGTCAGAGAGGGAGTATGATGATGTGCTGAGTGATTTTGTACCTCCTCTGCCACCGGAAGAGAAATAATGATTTAATAGTTAAATAAATAGTTACATAAAATAATAATAGCTTAAGTTCCCCCGGAACTTAGGCTAATAACAGGAGATATTATGGTAAAAATGCATAAACTGACCAAGGGTGGACAAACCATATTCCCGGCTACCATCTATGATGCGGTGGTCAACCCCAATACACGAAAGAGTCTGGCTATGGAACTAGCTGAATTAGCTCCAAATGACTCCCTTTCTAATTATGTGATGAAACTTGTTGATAATTCCACAACGTTGTACGACAAGATTGTGATAAGAGATAACGTCAAGATTATTGCCGGAACAAAAGAATATGTAAATGACAGTGATTATCTTTGTATTGAGGTCAGTAGGGAGGACAGTCCGGCGTTTATTCTATTCAAGGATATTTTGAAGAATACGGGTAACACCCCTACGGCGTTGGCATATATAGATGATGATACAGGAGGCTTCAGTTATAATACAGAAATTGGAACGTACTCATTCACTCTGAATACCAAACTCGTGTATAACAAGGTTTCAATGTGTTTTGCCAAGAATGGTGGTAAAATATTTCTTGAGAACCTTGTCAATTACTGGAACAAGGAGTACGATCTTCCGGTCAATGTTCTGAGTGATTATAGAGTGAGAGGAAATTCCATGCTTGATATGGAAAACGCACTACTGAATGTGCGGTTTATAAAAGGCGCTACCGGCTATATGCAGAATTCTGATGGATGGGCCATTTATCCGATATTTAAGGTAAAGAATACCGATAAAATTTGGGCAAACCAATATTATAGCGTGACATTTTTTATTCTGGATTATAAGGGTGCTATAATAACCACCGGTTCGTTCAAGACGCAGACGGGCATGGGACTTCCGGCATCCTATTTCCAGATTGCGGATTATGTGGATATAGCAGACATGGAAGAGGTCAACATGATTATAACCAGTAATGTGTCCTCTTTGGTTGTGACCAACGACTCCCCTTCCAATTCTGCGGAGTATTGGATTAAAAATCCCGATCTGCTGAAAGAAATCAATGCGGTGGAAGAAGCGCCAGTGGATGACCGTATTTATGGCAGAAAGAATGCACAGTGGGAGAAGATGGGTGAGAGCCTGTCACTCGCTGAAACAAAAACATACAATCTGTTTAACGGCAATCTGACCAATGCGTATCTTGACGCGTCAACCGGTGCGGTTGTATCCAATCCCTCATACCGTATCACGGATTTTATAGACTGTCCATCAGAAGGAGTCATTTCCGTTCAGGGTGTTACATCAGGACATATATATTGTTATACAGATGATGGTACATATATTCCGAAACGGGAACTGAACACACAAGGTGGTAGTTCCCCTTATCTTATGTTCGCAGCCCGTAAAGGAACCTCTAAGATACGGTTTGAGTTCCACATTAATAACAAGACAGGTGATTTGATGGTAAAACTGGGCGGAGGTGGAGACAGGACACCGTATATCAGTCATGTGAAACAGACTGTGCCGACTGACTATCTGTATCTTTACCGGATAGTCCGTAACTGGGATATCAGAACATGGTGGACCGGCAAGATTACTGATACATTGGGGGACAGCATCTCTCAGAATCCCGGATACCAGTTTTTTATAGACCGGATGTTAGGTACGATGTCACAATGGCACGGAATCGGAGGAACGCGTATCAGCGGCTCAAATGGTAATGCTTTCTGGCAGGATATCCGTATCAATGCTCTCGCAGAAGATGCAGTATTGATAAATGTCGCAGGAGGAACCAACGACAGAGGCGGCTACACATTGGGAGATATCTCCATGTCAAACCATGATACAAACACACTTTGCGGAGCGATCAATGTGCTCTTGTCCAAATTATACTACAGATATATGAAAGTGAAAGGATACTATGATGAGGTGAATTACACCGGAATTAATCAGGTGCCTGTCGCACGTAACATCAATATCCTGTTTGTCTTACCTCCTCACGTGTGTGAAACTTCTACCGCGGTAAACAATATTTCCGCTGACATGATCAAGGTTCTGAATCTGTGGGGGATCAAATACGTTGAATCCAAATTGCAGACCGGTATCAATGATATGAACAAGACTTGGTTTTACAGCCATTATACTGATAATACCATCATTGACCCGACACACGGAGGCATACCTTACTATGAAAGGATCGCCCGTGAAATAATTGCCCGAATGATGGAAATGACTCCTGTCGCAGACATTGAGGCTATGGCGGCTTCCACACGTACATATACTGTTACAATGCAGCAGGGAAACGGCTATCAGCTTGAAGCATATAATAACAGCGTGTCTCCCGTTTCTGAAGGTGGGGAGTTTAGTGTAAAGCTGACCATACAGGAGGGATACGATGGTAACTCGGCTAGCGTAAAGGCTAATGGAAGCTCTGTTGCCAAAGACAGCACTTTATCAGCTCCCGGACTTGATATTTATACAGTGAAGAATATAATGGAGAATGTGACCATATCGGTTGAGGGAATTGCTTCGATGTAATAGAGTAACCCGGAAAGTTATCAGTAACACTCAAAACATATATTTATGATACGAGAATTAATCATCAGAATAATGAACCATCTGTCCGTAGAAGTACATCCGGATGCGGAATGGTTCTAAACATAAGGGCTGACCTACACCAAGATCAGCCCTTACATCATAGTTGATGGATTACTCTACTATTAAATACTTTATACCTGATCTTACTAAAACATAAGCATTAGTAGGATATTCTGATTTCGCCAATAATCCATCTACTGCCTTACAGTAATCTCCATCTTTAGGAAGATAGTTCTCTGAAACAAGAATATTATTTATTTCATACATGATATTTTTGGCACAAATAACTTTCCCGTCTGAGCTGTTGAACATAGCAACAGATTCAATTTTACCATTAGCCTTATCCCCATATAGATTCACCAAATTACCGGCTAATATCGAACTTTCAGTTTTATATGTCTGTGCAATATCCGTTATTTCATTAAAATACAGAGTTGGTTTGGGAAAATAAACAATACTATTCCCCCAGCCACTAATTTTCATCTTTACACCTGATTCTTTTAAGGAACCATTAAATAACGTTGAAAGCCCATAGAACTTGTTACCTATAAACCTGTAATCTATAAAACTATTTGGGGATGGAATATTTTCCGAGGGCAACACATTGGTTGCATCGGAATAAAAATAGCACCCTTTAAACAGGATAAAATGTCTTCCATATCCCATACTGCCAAAATGTCCTCTCAAGCATGGATTTATACAATTAGTAAAAATCAGATTCATGTTAGATGCAATATCTATACCTATTGCTTGGGAACCATACGGCCAGCTATCCGCAGCCTCTCCATTATTCTTTCCACTGTCGAATTCCACATTGTCAAACCATAATTTATTAGATTCGCTTTCTTTAATGCCATTAACATGCACGGTATATCTTACATTTTTTCCAAAAATATAAAAGTTGTGGAAACTGCAATTCCTAGTTTTTTTTATCAACAATGGATGTAAATTAGATACAGGAGTTGGAAAACCACTGTCAGGCATATCACATACTATTTTTGTAGCCCTATTACCAACGCCGAACAAATGAATATTTTGCCTGTCAACCATTTCGATATAACAGACATAATTTTCCTTTGATTCTCCCGATAACGGATCTTCCGTTGCAAAATGATTAAATGATGATGTCCTGAACTCCCCTACAGCAAAAATATACCATTGTTTGTCTGTATCTTTTGGTATGGAATTTATGGCCCTCTGAATGGAATTTACATTGGCTTTATATCCTACAAATATATTAATCTCGTCCTCAATAGCTTGAAATTGATTCGCCGTTTCCTGATTGGCATAACA